AGATCAAAATACCAGATATAGAATTAAGAGTGGATCTACTTTGAAAGTTATATCGTAAAAAATATTAAATTTATTTATTGTTTTATTGTATAAAATAATAAATAAAAATGATAAATTCTGACATTGATTCTGACATTGATTCTGACATAAACGGTGATGATAGAATTGAACTGTATAAATTATCACCATCATTAATCCGTTTATTTGATAAAAACAATAAAAATATATACGACAATGAAATTGATTGGGAACCTCCAAAAATAAATGGATTAAATAATTCAACTGCTATAATTCCAGACTACCAAAAAAGAAAAGATCAAACAATTTTAACTGTAGACTATTATGATATGATTATTGAAGACATTAGAAATTTTAGAAAACTAAATGAATATCAATTAAGTTTTATAAAAAAATTAGATGATGAAAGTAAACAAAAAATTATTATTGAATTTAATAAATTAATTGATATAATAAATTACATTATTTAATTACGTATCAGTATTTTTATCGTATTTAACTACATTAGGGAATATTCCAAAAATAGGAATTCTCCATCCATAATATTTAAAATTAAAATGATTATTTTCTTCAAGATTATGCCAATCTTCTATTGAATTCCATTTATTATACCAAAAACTATTATTTACATTAAAGTGTCGTCCTTTATTATCTATAAACATAAAATCAGTATATCCATTTTTTGACATTTTATATTTTTTTACTATAATAAAATTTTCATGTTTACATGTTGAATAAGCATAAATGCCATGAGATAATCCAACACAAGATACAAGTAATACTCTCGTAAATAACTTTAATGTTTTTTCGGTATCGTCGTCAAATGCGTGATTACTTTTAAACAATAATTTATTTATAGAAAATAAATTATAAATAAATGATTTAGACATACTATATTATGGTGTAAATCTTTAAACCATTTAACATTATTAATTCATTTTAATGTAAATATCATTTACCACATAATACTTAATCTCAGCATCAGTTAAAGGATCATAATTCATAATTATTTCCATAAAAAATAAGTATTCAAATATTCCAAGAAATAAAAACATTAAAATATTTTCAAAAGCTAACCAACTCCATTTTATTTTATTTTTTTTATATAATCCATATATTAATAAAATTATAAATATTAAATAAAATACTCCACCTATTAAACAAGCCCTAATTACCAATTTATTTAATATATATTTTTGATGGTTTAATGATGTTTTATAATCATCATAAAGTTCATTATAATATGTTTTAAACTCTTCAGAATTAAAAATATTTTGTAAAGCTAATTGTTCTTCGTTATTCAGATTAGAAACATCAATGTCATCAAAATATTTGTTTAATTTTTTTAAAATTTCATTTCTCTCAATATAAATTATAAAGTTAAAATAAAAAAATATTTCAAAACTAATCATAATAGTAACATGTAAAAATATAGTAAGAAATTTATTTAGAGATTCAAATTTGTCTATTTTATAAAAACATTTTTCGTTATTCTCATAATTAATTAATTTGTTTTTTTCTTCATCATATATCATTTCGTCGTGTTCATTATTTAAATGTAATATATTCATTGTTTCGTCAATAATCTCATTTTCTTTGATTTCATTAAAAGTAAAAAAATTTTTTTTTATGATATTATCGGGACACGATTTAGATTTTCTGATCTTACGTAAATTATTATCAACATTTATTTCTGATAGTATATTATTTAGCTCGATTCCTTGATTGATTTTTTGGTTTTCAATATCACTTGTTTCGAAAAATATAAAATTTTCATCTATATTGTTCATATATTTTATAATAATTATTACTATAATATTATTATATTCTTAGTTTATAATAATATATTATTATATGGGAAAACATAACATATTTTTTTATATATTTTTAGCGTTTGTCCTTTTTTTATGTTTAATCATATATTATCAATCAGATGCGTTTGATTTAAAATGTATAATTGCTTCTAGAGATGGTAATAGATATTGTGTGAGAGAACGTGAAAAAATGGAATTAGCAGCTAATCTTTTAGCAGATGTTACACAGAAAATGAAGGATGTTGTTAATTATTTAAAAGAAAAACAACCAAATGATCCGCGTACAAAGAGATTAGTTGAAGGTTTTGATCCTAAAAAAGTTAATGAGACCTTACCTACAAGTGAACTTACTGCTTATAGTGAAAATAAAGGCGAAAAATTAGCATTTTGTCTAAATCAATCTAAAAATGGTAGTAAATTAATTGATATAAATACTTTAACATTTGTTTCGCTTCATGAATTATCTCATATTGCGACTGAATCTGTTGGTCATAATCAAGAATTTTGGAACAACTTTAAATGGATTTTACAAAACGCAAACGAAGCTGGAATATATTCACCAATCGACTATAAAAAATATCCACAAGAATATTGTGGAATGACTATTAATGATAATCCATATTACGATTTAGTATAAGTAGTATATATAAAATTTATTATGAAATCACATCATTTATGATTGATTTATATTATTTCTTTAAATTTATGTTTTTATTTAAAATAATAATACGAATATTATATATATGTCACAATCAATAACTTCAATAAAAACTATAAATGAACCTTTAGATAATATAATATATAAGGTTAAACATATTATCGATAATAAAATACAAAAAATCTACGTATTTTGTGGAAAATCTAAATGTTCAAAAGAACAATTGATTGAAAAAAAAGTATTCACTAATGAAGAATATCGAGACAATGAAGATAAAATTGTTTTTTGTCAACAAAAAATTCACCCGGACGATTCAATCGCTACAATTAAAATTAAAATACTTAATGAACTTGTTAAAAAGGATGTATCGATTGATGAGCTGTATTTATTCTGTAAAAAAATTGAAAAACTTAATGCTATATCTGTTTATCAATCGTTAACACAAAATAAAAAAATCGCACTAACTAAAGTTCGTCTCGATCAATTCTTACGTAACATTAATGAAGAGTTAAATAATAATCCTATTCCTAAACCTGAAAAAAAAGATTTTTATACATACGAAGATATATTTGAAATGAAATTAGATAATAAAAAATTTATCATTGACAAAGTTTTAGGACAAAAATTTTTCATTGTTGAAAATGAATATCCTTTTGTTTGTAATCCTTATAACGTTCGTGAATACGATAAATTTTTAGAAAAAAATTCAAGAAAATCATTATCTACATTAAATAATCATTTATTGTTGAATTCAGGTGAAATTGTAGATAATTCAATATATCTATGTTTAGCTCCTGAAGTTTTAAAGTATATAGATCAAAATGATATATCAACAGAAACAACACTTAAAATCTACTATCCATTTTTATACAATAGAAATATTAATACGTTAGATGATCTCGAAGAAAATAAAGAAAAATTACTTGAAAGTAATAAAAAATTTATAAATGAAAAAACGATTAATTCATTTAATACTATTAATTTATTCTATGATATATATAATTTTAAAAAAACTAATTTAAAATATATTGAAAAAGGTATTAAATTTATTAAAGCTATTATGAAGCCTGATTTTGACGTAAAAATTCCACTTGAAATTATATTTAAAATTTTACATGCTACACAAAATAACCCACTCATTAAATTCAATCCGTCAACTAAACAAGAAAACGTTTATCGTCTCTATACAGATAAAATTTCTACAGATGGCAGAAAAATTCCATTTTTAAAAAAAGCAACAATTTTTAAATTAATTAAAAATATTGGTCGTACTAAGTCTGTTTCAGTATATATTGAAAATAATATATCTCAATCATTAAATTGTGAATTTGATGAAGAAGGTTTTATTACTTTAACTGCTGAATTTGATAATCTTATTGATGTTTTACAAATTGATGAAATTTTTAAGACTTCTATCAATCCAGTTATTCAAGAAATTAAATCCGTTCTTGAACAAAGTGGTTATAAGTTAAATTTATTTAATAGTTTGAATGATGAAAATATAGAAATTAAACAAATTACTTATCAAACTTTAATAAATATATCAAAACCTTTCAATATAAATAAGTATAAAGGATGTATTTCAAGTATTTTTATAGACGAAACAGATCCTTATAAAAATAAAGAAAAAATCAATTTGCGTTTTAAACGTGTATCAAATTTTAGTAAATTTACTAGTCAAGAAGCATTTATCCTTGAAAAATCTGAACAAGGACTAAGAGGTGATGAAATTATTCAATCCCTATTAGAAAACTTCCCTGACGATTTAACTGAAGAACAAGCTGTTGATATGGTAAGAAAAGTAGCAAACGAATTAGAAGTAGAGAGAGGAATACGTAAATCTGACATAAAAATTAAAGAAAATCCTGGTTTCAAAACTGAAATTACGTTGAACAAAGAAACAGCAACATTAAAAATTGTAACGGAAAATATAAACAATATCAATTACTTATATACTTTACCCATTTATTTAGATACAATAGTAAGACTAACACAAGATATAGCGTCAACTAATTATCCTTTAAAAGAAATAAATAATTTATGTATTAAAAATGAAACAGAAGATATTTTATTTGACGAAATAACGTCGACAACAGAATCATCTGCAAACGAAGGCGAAAGTGCTGAGATTGAACCAGATGAAACAATTGAATACACTAAATATGAAAAAGAAAAACCAAAAGGAGCATTTAGTTTATTTTTTGACGATGATGATGATGATGATAATAATGATGATAATAATGATGAAAGTTTAGGGGGAGAGAGAAAAGGGTTTGATATAGATTTTGAAGGAGGTCAATCGCAACAATCTGAAAGTTCTATAACAACAGACGATTCATTGTCACCTTTAAAATCTGAAAGTTCTATAACAACAGATAAATCATCAAAAAAATCTGAAAGTTCTATAACAACAGACGATTCATTATCACCTTTAAAATCTGAAAGTTCTATAACAACAGATAAATCATCAAAAAAATCTGAAAGTTCTATAACAACAGACGATTCGTTAAAAAAATCTGAAAGTTCTATAATAATAGATAAATCATCAAAAAAATCTGAAAGTTCTATAACAACAGATAAATCACCTTTAAAATCTAAAAGTTCTATAACAACAGATAAATCGTTAAAAAAAACTGAAAGTTCTGCTACAAATGATAAAATTGAATTACCATTATCTATAAAATCCGACAAAAGTAAAGATACAATTTCTTCATCAGAAGAAATGACAATCCCACTTAAAATAAATAATATAAAAGAACAAGAGAAAGAAGAGGAACAAGAGGAAGATGAACATGAAGAAGAAGAACATGAGGAAGAAGATGAACAAGAGGAAGATGAACAAGAAGAAGATGAACAAGAAGAAGATGAGGAAGAAGATGAGGAAGAAGAAGATGAACAAGAAGAAGAGGAAGATGAACAAGAAGAAGATGAACAAGAAGAAGAGGAAGATGAACAAGAAGAAGAGGAAGATTATGTTAAAAATATTGATGGTATGAAATTAAATAAGCCATATTATTTTCAAACTCTCATTGAAAAGAGGGACCCTATTTTAATATTAAAAGAAGACACCAAAGAATATAATTCTTATTCAAGAACATGCTTATCAGATAAAAGAAGACAACCTGTTATACTTACTGATTCACAATTAGAAAAAATAAATAAAGAAAATCCGGGTTTTTTAAGAAAACAAGATGTCATTAAATATGGTTCAGATGAAAAACATCAATATAATTATATATGTCCGCGTTATTGGTGTTTAAAAAATAATACAATTGTAAACCCAAAAGATCTAAAAGAGGTCAAAGGAAAAGACGGAAAAATAGAATTAGTACATCCTACATGTGGAAAAGTTTTACCAAAAAAAGAAAAACAAGTGAAACCTGGTTATTATATTTATGAATTTTATGATGAAAAGGATGATTCATATCCAGGATTGATTCCTGATAAACATCCGAATGGCTTATGTTTACCGTGCTGTTTTAAAAATTACAATACTGAAGGACGAATAAAAGCGAAAAAAAGATGCCTTGAAAATTCAGGCGAAAAAGAAATTGAGAATGAAAAAGAAACTACTAAACAAGTTAAAGGTGATGCAAAAAATATATACGATAAAGAAAACAAATATTTTTTAGGTCCAGATAAATTTCCATTAGAAGCTGGACGCTGGGGATATCTACCTCCTGAAATTCAAATAATGTTACATGAAGTAAACTCAGATTGTCAAGTCAGTAAAACAAATACAAGTGTTAAAGAAAATCATCCATGTTTATTAAGACATGGTGTTGAAGTAAATAAAAAACAATCATTTATAGCATGTATTTCAGATGCTCTATTTTTTGGCAAAAAAACTATAAACAAAAATTATGAGATAACCGACTACACGATGCAAGTTTTAACTATTAAACAAATGAGAGAAAGAATAATAAAATCAATAAATATAGATTCTTTCATAAAATATCAAAATGGAAATCTGGTGTTAGATTTTCACGACCCAAATATGAAAATAGATTTAGATAAATATAATGATTCAAAGTTATATAAAAAACTAGATTTAAATAAAATAGAAGATAAATCATATTTAACGAAAGTAGTATCTTCATTTGAAAACTTTAAATTATTTTTAAGTGATGACGATGCTATTATAGATCATACTTATTTGTGGGATATTATTTCGATGCCAAATAAATATTTATTTAAAGATGGTATAAATCTAGTAATATTTCAGCTTCCGCATGACGACATAACAAAAAACGTTGAATTATTATGTCCAACAAATCATTATTCAAACGAATTTTATCAAGCTAGAAAAGATACTATAATATTAATTAAAGAAGATGGGTACTATGAACCCGTTTATTCTTATTTAACAAATAAAAAAAAAACTATTATTACTAAACAATTTAATGAGTATAATCCTCATTTATCGAAAACGATGAGTGCTGTTTTTAAAGAATTAATTAAACCTTTTTTCGAATTAATTTGTAGACCATTACCTAGTATGCCTGATAAATATAATAATATGTATAAGATGAAAAGACCTTTAATTTTATATAACTTAGTTCAAAAATTAGATAAATATAAATATAAGATAGAAAAACTTGTAATGAATTTTAATAATAAAATTATTGGTGTTATGGCCAAAGAGCCTGGTCTATCAGAAAGAAATGGTTTTGTACCATGTTATCCGTCAGCTCTTAACGATAATTTAAAAAAAAAATTAGATTTTGTTTTTATGACTGATTTATCTTTATGGAATACATATGAAAATACTTTAATATTTTTAAATAATTTATACAAACGTAGCAAAAAAAGGATGTCTAAGACTACAGATATTGATAATGATAAAAAGAAGGCTGAGCAAGATACAGAAGAAAATACAGGAGCTATAATTGAATGCAAACCAGTTTTTAAAGTTATTGAAAATGAACTTATAGTTGGTATTCTAACTAATACTAACCAATTTATTCAAATTTCTGTGCCAATAACTCGTGATGAAGTAGAAGAGATAGAAACCAAATTAATTAATCAAAAAAAACAATTCATTATTCCAAAAGAATTAAATGATAGTGACTATCTTGTTAGTTCTAAAAAAAATGAGCCTAGTATAGCTAGTGATGCAGTAATAACTACTCATGATGATGTTGATACAGAAAGAGAAAGTTATATAAAAAAAATTAAATTAGAGACGAGTTTCTATAATATTTTTAGAAATACAATAAGAATATTGATTAATGATTATGAAAATATTAAAATTAGAGAAAAAATTGAACATGAAATGACAAATAATTATATTACATATTCAAATAAACTCGCAAATATCAATAAATTATTGAGAGAACTTGTAAAAGACAAAATACAATTTACAGGCGACGAAAATTTTTATAAAAAAATTAATGAAGTTTCAACGTGTATAGTCAAAGATCAAAATAAATGTAAAAATGCACCTAATTTATGTATCGTAACTGATGACGGAAATTGTAATTTAATACTACCTGAGAAAAATTTATTGAGAAATAAAAAAAATGAAACTATTTATTTTGGCAGAATGGCAGATGAATTAATTAGATATAATAGAATTAAATCATTTATGTTACAACCTCAAATATATTTATCTTTTGGAAATATATCTTACAACTTGAGAGAAAACGAAGTTATTTTAATTCAATCAACATTAACACAAGAATATTTTGATACGTTAATTCCAGCAATAATGAATAAATATACAAATTTTAACTCATATGACGAAACTGAACCAATAATAACACAAACATATGACAATAAAATTTCATCCCTCGACGAAGCAATTGGAAGAAAAAATGAAGGAGAATGTCATAAGACCACTAATAATCACATAACTTCTGGCTTTTGGAAAAAGTGTTTTCCTTCAAATTATAGTGAAATTGAATACAGTAAATATAATTTTTGTACTTTTAATTTTATAATTGATATTATTGAAAAAAAAACCGGCGAAAAATTTGAACAAAACGAAATAAAAAGACAGTTATATGAAGAGTATAGTAAATATATACACAATATTAATAAACGTGAAACTGAAACAGATGAAAGTGAAAAAGGTGAACATGAAAAAGATGAACGTGAATTACATCGTTTTTTAGCCAAAACCCCTTCCACAAAAATTAACAGACATAATAGAACAAAAATTCTAGATATTTTAATTCGTGAAGGTAAAAAAAATTTAGGTGATCAAGTAATAGCAGGTTCATTATCTTTTTTAGATTTTATTTATACAGACAGTTATTTTTTAACGCCTTTTGATTTGTGGTTGTTATTAATTAAATATAAGATTCCTTCAATATTTATAAGCCAAAAATGTTTATTACAAACAGATTATAAATACCATGAATTTTTATGTTATGGAAATAAAGATGATAAATTTGCGTTTATTGTAGTTCCAGGTTTAAGAAACGAAAATGTACCAGGATATAAAATAATACAGTCTGATGAAAAAGATATTTTTATTTCTCTCGATAATTTAAATCAAGACTATGATGAAAATATACATAGAGTATTTGACAATAAAATAACTGTTGAAGATTATATTGAAAAATATACAAAATTAGTTAAAACTCAATATAAAAAGAAATGCGAAAAATTAAATCAACCCATAAAAAAACATTCAAAAAGTAGGTTAATTATAGAAGAAACATCTTCAATTTCGCCAGAAGAGTATATTATAAAACAACCGAAAAAAGAAACTAAAAAAGTTATAGTTAGAAAAGGGCAACCACAAAATAAGACAAAACGTAGAACAGGTATAAAAAAGAGAAGAGTCTTAATTGCTGATAGTGACTAAATGTAATTAACTAACTGAATCATTATCGTCTGTCTCATCATAAATATTATCATTATCTTCATTATTATAATGATTAATATATTCATTATCATTATCATTATCATTATCATTATCGTTTTCATTATCATTATCATTATCGTTTTCGTTTTCGTTTTCATTGTCATCTATATTATTATAAAAAATGCTATTAACTATTATATTATAATTTAATACAGTACTGTCAGTAATATTATTATTGTGATTGCTACTATTACTATTATTACTATTATTGTTATTAATAATATATGTTGAGTTTATTAATTCATTATTGTAACTGATTCCGTTAAATAAATTGGAATTATCATCATCAATCATAAAATAATTATCTTCTTTATATACCAAATGGTTATTCATAAAACAATTTATATTATGTATGTTAAATTTTTTATGGTCATTTATAAAAGTATATGATGTTTCACAAATTTTTTTTTGGCCATTTATTGTTGCGTATTTAATTTTAAATATTTTTTTACCAAATTTAGGATTAAACTTTTGAAATTCAATTAGTTTTTTATTTAAAATTATGATTGACTTACTTTTAATTAAATTAACTAATGAATATTCGCTTAACATTTTTAAATATAAATATGGTGTCATAATTTTAATTAACTCGTCATTCGGAAACTCTTTATCGATGTTAATTTGTTTATTATATTCTTTATTACTATTAAACAAATTCAACATATGATTTATTTCGAGTCGTAGTTCTTGTTTTGTAGAATTATTAATATAATTTTTTATAGAATATTCACGTATAATATGCTCATATTTATTAACGAATTTTGTCATATTAAAATTACATTCTTTAAATTTAAAAAAAACATCAATATATTCATTTTTAATTGAATATATAGTAATATTATTTGTAAAATAATAATAAATATAATATAAAATTGATTTTCCAAAAGGAATATTATTATAAGGATTTTTAATGGGTAGTGGTTGTGAAAAAAACAAATATGAATTGGTTAATGATGTGTATATAATTTTTAATATATCATTTATTTTAAATAAATATTTTAGACCATTATGCAATATACAAATTACATTTTTATCATGAATATTTATATTATTTAAATGTAAATCAGTATCTATAATTATTTTTGACTTTTTATATTTATATCTAATTATTAATTTATTTAAAATATGATATATTTTTTGTATTTTATTAAATAAAAACACGCAATTATTAATTTTATTAGCGTTGTCTTTATAATAAAAATTATCATTTACTTTTTGTAAAAATATAAACTTATTTTTATTATTGATTTTAAATAAAAAACTACTTAGAAAAACTTTATCAATAAAACAAATATTATCGTTATAATATTTCGGTGAAAAAATATTATTTTCTATATTTATAATTTTTTTTACTAATAAATCAAATGTAGACATATATAGTTATTTATTTAATAATTATATATTTAAATTAATTAACAAGTATTTATATTAGAATCCAGGATTATATGAATTATCATTTCCCATATTTTCACTTTTAATTGTAATTACATTGTTTTGTATTGTCATTTTATTTGGTCCACATGGATCATCTGGATTCTCAGCATTTCCAAAGAATTTTTCAATTTCTTCATCAACATTAACATATTTATATTCACTTGAAGACTCTAATTTTAACATCTCTTCAATATCCAATACTACCTGAAATGATGACGTACCAAAGAAACCTTCTTGACCACACATTACATTAGCAGAAACACCTCTCAAAGTATCTAATTCTGCGTGTCTCGCTGCTTTTAAAAACTGTTCAGGTGTCTCTTCGAATGAAGCTTTTGCGATTGGCCCGATGTTATCGTTATTTATTCCGTGTCTAAAGATTGAAATTAATTTATGTGTAAATGTCATTCTATCTACTAAAACACTATAGTTATGGTAATTAATATATGTTCCATCGAATTCGACAACTTCTACCAATTCATTATATATAGTTTGTCTAGCAGCTTCGATACCTAATATATTATAAATTTCTATTATATCATTGCTAGTTGTTCTGGTATTATCAATATAGTCAAGTCCTAGCACATCTAATAAATTTGTTCCAATAGTATCAAGAACCCATATATCTTGTTTTTTATATATACCATTAATTTCAACTACATTATCAAGAACTTTTCTAAGAATTACTTTATTGAGACCTTCAATTCCCCTTAAAACAACCTTTTGTAATAACTGTTCTTGGAAATTTTTCAAAATATAAATTTGATCTGATTGATCTAATGGATTTACTTTTGTTTTCTTTTGTCCTCCTCTATTATTTCCAGACTTGATAATTTCATTCATTCTTATTCTGAATATTAATTTGTCAGAATTAAAATCAGAATATATACAGCTTATTTGATTTTCATAACAACTCTTTAATGTAAAATTTATATCATCCATAGTTATATTTTTTTCAAGCATTATTTCAGGATCCATCTCCATTCTAATTATCCATTTAGATTTTTCAGTATCTCCGCTTTCTAAATTCATTTCGTTACATTCTGACACTAAATTTTCAAACGCTTTATATTGCTCAATACATTCTTTATCTTCACTTATTAATGTATTTAAATCATCAGGATCAAAACATATTTCAGTTGACTTTACAACTTCTTGTAATTTTGTATGTTCAAGCATATACATAATAGTTTGTGCTTTTTCTTTATGTCTTTCGTCTTCTGGTTTTAAGTATACACTTAGCGAAGGATTTTTAATTTCACTTGATAATGATAATATTTCTTCAATTCTTGGAACACCGCGAGTTACGTTTGATTTGGAGGCGACTCCCGCAAAATGAAAAGTATCTTCGAGCGCAAGACCATTATAGATGTTAAATGTTCTTGTATCTTCAACTGTTAAGTCATACGCATAATTTGTTGTATTTAAAACTTCCTCAATTGATTTAATTTTATCAAACATAACACCAATATAATTATAATTGCGTTTGCTCATAATAATTTTACCATTTATTTCATTTGGTATTAATGTTGCTTTTTTAGTTATTTCATATTTATAATTATGGTTTAATAATGTTTGTAAATTTTTTTGTTTATAATCTAATTTAATATTTAATAATGGTATTAAATCTTTAATTTGATTTCCTATAATTTTTAATTCAAATAATTGATGTATATTTTCGGGCAATGTTCCTCTATTATTTGATTCAACTTTTTTATGTTTAATTATAAAACTATGTATATTTAATACTTTTAACATATTTTGAACATCAATTAATAAATTTTTAGATACAGATGAAATTCTAATACTTTTTTGTTTCATATTAACATGTCCATCACCACCAATATATGCATCTAAGAAACCTAATATACATTCTTTATTTGAAAATATAATTTTATCACTTATAAATTTATTATGACTTAATTTACCACATAATTTTTCTAGTAAGTTACATAATAATGTATTATATATTCTTAAATCTTGACTAGTCCATCCTTCTTGACATTTATTTTCATGTTTATAAACTTTTGTGGTAATGTTCCATTGTTTCATTAATTCTAAAATTGGTTCAAAATAAGTATCTACATTATTGGCAATAGATATTTGATGTTTAGTCATACAACCTTCGGCAGCGTAAGCTCCAATTAAATAACCAAAATTATAATTTAATTCTATTATTTCAGGAATATTATAATTATTCATATTAGTCTGTAAAGTATAAATGCAATTAGGTTGAAAAGTTGTCTTTGTTTTACATCCATTTCTTAATTTATCACTTACTTTCGCTACAAATGTATCACTTCTTTTATATGGTAAAGTAAATGTTTTATTTTGATGTTTAGACCACCATTTATATTCATTCATTACGTTTTGCGCTTTTTCAACTTCACTAGAATAAATATATTCATTTGGTGATAATATTTCTCTCAAGTTTAATAAACGATTTTCGTTGAAATCTATATCTCTAATTGAAACTGGTAAATAATCTCCAACCTTTAATTCATCACCATTTACAGCAATTATTTTACCATCAACTAATTTTAAGAATGATTTGGCTTTTGTAGCTACTACTTCACGTTCTTCATCTGTAGTAATTTTTAACATTGTATTAGTCCCATCTTTATTTACAACTGGATGTCTCGTAACAGCTTCTATTCTCTTCCATAATATATTTCCATCTTCATCACAAGATTGAATTTCATAATTTTCAGAAGGATTTATCTCAGCATACGTGGTGTCTTTATCTTTATAATATTCAATTTTTTTAGAATTTTTAATGTTATTTTCAATAAAATCTCCAATGTTAATTTTCTGAATTATACCTTCATTATTTCTTACCATAATAGGTGTCTCATATATAACAGAGTTCAACGTCATTTGAGTCGAGACTTCGCCAATACTTTGGCCTGCAATCATGCCAACCATTTCACCAGGCGCAACAATAGCTCTTTTATAGCTTATCATAATTGTATCCAATAATAATGTTAATGCTGCTTTATTAAATCTTTTAACAATTAATAATTCTTTTGGTGATAAATAATAGAAGTATAACACTTTAAATAAATCAGTAGGAGCAGTATAATACATTTTGCTCAAATTTTCATAATAATATTGAATTAATTCAAGTGCTTCCATTAAAGTTATATCGACTAAAGATGATGATGTAATTGAGCATTGCCCTTGAATATTATTGATTATGTAATTGAATGCTACTGGACAACTAACAACTTTTTCACCCTTGCCTTTAAATACATTTTTTATAATTAAATCTCTATTTTCAATCATTTGAGTTATGATTTCGTTTATTTTTAAAGAATATTCAACCTGTTGTTTTTTATATCGTGTCATTGTATTTTTCAAAAATATATTATTTAAGATTTTTACCTTTCCAGTTTCTTCAGGAACTAAATAATGGTTATAAATATCTTGAATACTCATTTCAACAATTGGAATTTCTTGATCTTCTACTTTTGTAGTATCAATGCCATCATCACCATATTGAAATTGAACTATTTTATTTTTATTTGTCCTAATGGTCATATCATATTCTACTTTAAGGTCTTCTAAACCTTTAATTAGTCTTCTTTGAATATAACCAGTTGTAGATGTTTTTACAGCAGTATCTATAAGACCTACACGACCACCCATAGCATGCATAAATAATTCTTGAGGTGATAGTCCATTAATATAAGAACTTTCTACAAAACCACGTGCTCCAGGTGAATCATCATACTTTGTAAAATGTGGTAAGGTTCTATGTTCAAAGCCATATGGAATACGTTTTCCATCTACGTTTTGTTGTCCAAGACATGATATCATAAATGATATATTTAAGTCTGAACCTTTTGAACCCGCTTGAACCATTGTTACAAATCTATTGCCTTCTGATAAATTTTTCAATCCAATCTTACCTGCTTCTGATGTTGCTTGATTTAGAATACTATTTACTTGTGTTTCAAATTCTTCTTCATTTGTTTTACCAGTATTATTCTCGAATATTCCCATTTGAACTTGATCTATTAAATTTTTTACTTCTGTTTTCTTTTGAGTTATTACTTTTACTATTTCATTATTAGTACTTTGATTTGAAATCAAATCACTTATACCAACACTAAAACCGGCTGATTTCATATATTCAGTTACAATATTCTGTAAATCATCTATGAATTTTGCTGAAGCCATATTTCCAAAATCGTTACAAATTCTTTGTAAAAGACCCTTTGATCTTGATCCTAATACTCCTTTATCCATTTGTCCACGAATATAGGTTCCATCTCTTACTTCAATTTTGTTTTTAATTGTTAGTGGAGGCATTATTTGACTTAATATATTATAGTTTGTAACTCCTCCTTCTTTCTCAATATCTTGTAGCAATTTTTCTTCATTTATTCCATTAAACATCATTAGCAAATTCATTGCTTGTCTTGGACTAAATTTTATATTGTTTCTCGAAAATAAATATGAACCAAGCATTGAATCTTGATAAATACCTATAATCGACGCATTATTCGCAGGACTTACTATCTGATAAGGCACTGCTGCTAAATTTTTTAATTCTGCCTCCGACTCGGGGTCTTGCGGCATGTGAAGATTCATCTCTATGGACTTTTACCTTACGATTTCTCGTAAGGATTGGACTATACCTTGTGCTTCATCAGGTTAGTTAGACCTTCATTTGAAACCCGCAAACATCTAGTCTCTGAGCCTTCCCCATACTCTTACTATAACGAGGTTAGGGGCTTGGTTGCTGATTATCCAATCTTTCACATTTTTACCGTTGGGTTCGTCAATTAAACGAGTTCCTCACAATCGTTTCCAAATGTGAGTGGTAGTGAAAGCTCTAAGGAAGTTCCAGCAGTTTGGATGCGTTGCCATTCTATTATATCTAATATAAATTGTCTTGCTCTATTTCTAATTTCATCAATTGTTTCATATTTTCCCACAAAAGTTGTGCGCAGTTTTCCGAATGTTACCCTAATATATTCATAATTAAGGGTATTATTTTTTATTACAGAAATATATTTATCAATATTATTTTTTTCAATATTAATATTTTTATATTTTTCAAATCTATTATTTAAATGTTGTTGTTGTACTCGTCTCATATTATTTTCTCTAACTAAAGGATCTTTTTTATATTCTTTTAATCTTTGTGAAATCAATTGTTTTGTTTCTTCACTTCGTTTTAAATTACGGTTTAATGTAGACTTTTTTATCGGTTTTACAATATCCGTTAATTTTATTTTTTTTCCTTTAATAAATCCTTGTTTTTGACCACCATTTGTTAAGTTATAACCATTTGGAAATTTTGTATTTAATTCACTAATGTATTTAATCTCATAGATATCTAAATCATCTATGTTACATGTAGTAATCAATTCACATACAAAATTTTCAATGCCATATTTATTAAAAGCACTATTGAGATATCTGCAAGATGTATCACTCTTTGATATACTTTTAGATTCGCTTATATGACTTTTAAATCTTCCCATATGTCCGAATGGTCTATATTTTTCTCTATTTAAATAATGACTACGAGTTTGTCCAACATACATTTTATTTGTTATTAAATTCGTTATTTTATATATTTCACCTTTTACTTTATGCGCATCAACCTTTTCTAATAAATCATTCATTTTATTACTATTATTAGCAAGACTTATTTATATTATTTTATTATAGAATAACTAGGCGATTATATCAATTCTTTAAAGAATTGGTAGATATTACACTGTTTTCCCAATTAAGTATTATCTACATCTTAATTAGCAGTCGCCTGTTGGAGACAAGACGAATTTTATCTCCATCAAAATCTGCATTGTAAGGCTTGGTCATTCCTTACAAATTCCTTACGATTTCTCGTAAGGCTAGACTATACCTTATGCCTCATCAGGTGATTAATCCTTCATTTGAGACCCACAACCGTCTAGTCGTTGAACCTTCTCCCTGCTCTTATCATAACGAGTTTAGGAGCTTGGCTGCTGATTATCCAATTCTTCACATTTTTACCGTTGTGTTCAGCAATTAACTGAGTTCCTCACAATTGTTTCCAAAAGTGAGTGGTAGCGAAGACTCTAAGGAACTTCCAGCAATTTGATTGTGTCGCATTAAATTGTTAATATTTAACACTAGAGGGTAACACGCTTTTAACGCCCCCTGTTGCCGACACCAAGTTTATCGGCGACATTCATTCTAAAAGTATCACCTCGCTTCATGATGCGAGCAATATGACACATCATACTCATTCTGTGAAGAGTAGGTTGTCTATTGAACAAGATAGCATCTCCATCCATCATATGACGATGAACAATGTCACCTTCTTCTAATACTATAGAATTTCTGTCTAAATAATATTTTAAGGTGATAGATTCACCATTTCTCTTCTCAAGTATTTTAGCACCAGGCCATGTTTCAGGTCCATTTCTAACTAATTTTGTTAAGAAATCTTTATTAATTTTATTCACAATAACAGGTTTTGTAATATTTTTAGCAATCTTCATTGGAACACCTAATTCACGAATTGATATATTAGGATCAGCTGTGATTACGGAACGTGCACTAAAATCAACACGTTTAGCCATTAAATTACCTCTCATACGTCCACCTTTACCATTTAATCTATCTTTAATTGCTTTTAATGGTCTTCCGGATCGTTGAGCAACTGAAGCAACACCAGGTATTTTATTATCTACTTGTGTTGCCACATAATATTGTAAAACAGTAGACCAATCATCAATTACATTTGCTGGAGCATTATTTTGAATTTTTTCTTGTAATGTTTTATTTGTTTTTATAATATTTACTAAAATATGACTCAAATCATCTTCAGATCTTTGTTGTGAGTCATGTTTAACAGATGGTCTAACGGCAGGTGGCGGCACTGACATTACTTGACAAATCATCCAATCAGGTCTTGAATAAAGTGGACTAAATCCCATAAATGAAACATCTTCATCAGATATTCTTTTAAATATCTTCAAAACCATTTCAGGTGTAATTTTAACTACAATTGGTTCAGATTCAGCATCATCATTTTTCCACTCCGCATATATAGTTGCGAGACCTTCTTTTCTAATTTTATTTGGTTGTAAAGTACCACAGCCATCTTCAGTATCTTCACCGCAACGCTTCATTTTGCTAGCTAATGAAAATACATATTTCCATCTTGTCTCTCCCTGTAATTTTAAAGCCTGTTTATATTTTTCTTTACTAACCAATAATTTACTACATTTAAAACATACACATCTCATAACTTTTTGTATTACATTTAAATATTGAATATAAAATACTGGTCTTGCTAGCTCAATATGTCCGTTATAACCTGGTGTCTGCATATAGTCTAATCCGTCAGTAGGACAAATTAACCCTGGTTCTAGAACTCCCATTCTCGGATCAAATAAACCACCTATAACAGGCTTATTATTTATATATGTATCTCTGCTAGTTATTTCTGCTACAGAACCTTTTCTAATTTCATCTGGTGAAAGAATACTAAATTGTATCCCTACAACTTTTGAAATATTCATAGAATTATAGTTGGAGTTTGTGAACTTGGACATCTCTTATATTATAATACAATAGTTTTATATTGTTTTAATTAAATCAATTTTTTATTTTAATTAAAATTCAAAACCGATTCCAAATCCGATTCCAAAACCAAATAATAAGTCATTTAATGATTAATGTAATTATCTTATTTTAAATACTTAAATAACGAACTAAATACAAAATATATTATAAATTAAATGATTTTTAATCTAATTAACGATTAAAATAATTTAATTATTTTTATTTAATTATTTAAAATAAAATTGATTTCAATTTAAAATAATAACTTTAAGATATATAACACAACCATGCCACGCGATAGTTCAAACAAAGTATCTAAAAAGGAACAGATTAAGAGATCTAATAAGAAAGCAGAACTTAATCGTAAAAAGAAAAATAATCAAGATTCTGATAGTGATAATGGAAATATTAATGATAGTGATTCTGAAAATGATGAGATGGATGTTCATGAGTTCAGAAAATACGTCCAAAAAATATTTCCATCAAAACATATCGATAAAAAAATTAAAGCTGGTGAAAAATTAAAAAAATCAATTGAAGATAACAATACCGAAGAGGATGAAGAAGAATCGCCAAAAAGAAAAACTAATAAAAAAAATAAGAAATTTATTGAATCTTCAGAATCAGAACAAGAAAATTGGGAAACAGCTTCTGAATCAGAAGAAGAAAAAATATTTAAAAAATCTAAAAATTTTCAGAAAAAAAATGATAAAAAAAATAATAAAAATAAAGCTAAAGAAGATTCTAATGATGAAAGTATTTCACTTGGTTCACAAGATTCTGATTATGACACTGATGATAATGAAGATGAAAATGATGACGACAATGAAAGTGATAAAAATATTGAATTAAAAGGAAAACCTGGCAAATTTAATATTATATTTACAATTGGCGGACTTCGCGAAGATGAAGATGACTATGATGATGAATATGATGAAGATTATGAATATGAAGAAGATGAAGACGAAGATTATTATGATACTGAAGATGAAGATGAATCTGTATCAAGTGAAAATGATTCTAGTGAATCTGAAAAAGAAGATAGTGAAGAAGATGATACGGTTCAAAAAAGAAAAAAATCACCTAAACCATCATCCAAAAAAGATGACGATAAAAAGGAAATTAAAAAAGCAACTAAAGAAGCAACTAAAGAAAAAGAATCTAAACTTGCTGACCCTAAAAGTGAACTTAAAGAATCAAACGAAACGCATAAAAAAGATAAAAAATTAATCCTTAAACAACTTAAAGATTTATTAGACCAAAACCCTAATGATAAATCTATTGAAAAATGTGTTGAAGTCTACGAAGAAGATTATAAAAAAGAACTAAAACGCAACGAAAAAAAACAAAAAAAGCAAAAGGATAAAAATAATAGAATATTTAGAAAATTATTAAGTGATAAAAATACAATGAACGATTTCTCTTTTTACGAAAAATTAGAGTTGGATAATCAAAAAAAATTAATTAAAGAATTAAGAGAAATTAATAAAATTACTAGAATTGAAAAACCTTATAGAATGACATTATTAGAATCTAATATTCCTGTAGAATTTAAAGCAGCTGCCATGAAAAAGGTTAATTCATTACGATATATGGAGCCTGGTAGTGGTGAATTTTATAAAATTAAAAACTGGGTTGATACTTTTATGAAAATTCCTTTCACTAATTATCAAGCATTACCTATTAGTATTGAAGATGGGGTTGACAAGTGTCACGAGTTTATGGAAAATGCTCAAAAAACTCTCGAGAACGCTGTATATGGCTTAAATGATGCTAAAATGCAAATAATGCAAATGCTTGGACAACTTTTAACTAATCCTAATGCTATTGGGACTGCCATTGCTATACATGGACCACCAGGAACCGGCAAAACATCAATAATTAAAGAAGGTATTAGCAAAATATTGAATAGACCATTCGCATTTATCGCTCTCGGAGGTGCTACAGATAGCAGTTTTCTTGAAGGTCATGGTTATACATATGAAGGAAGTACATGGGGTAAAATTGTTCAAATATTAATTGATAGCAAATGTATGAATCCTGTTATTTATTTTGATGAGCTAGATAAAATCAGTGATACACCGAGAGGTGAAGAGATTACTGGCATATTAACTCATTTAACAGATACTACTCAAAACTCTCAATTCCATGATAAATACTTTGCTGAAATTAATTTTGATTTAAGTAAATGTCTATTCATATTCAGTTATAACGATGAAAGTAAAGTTAATCCGATTCTAAAAGACAGAATGTACAGAATTAAAACAAAAGGTTATTCTGGAAAAGAAAAAACAGCAATCGCTAATAATTATTTAATGCCAAAAATTAGAGAACAAGTAAAATTTAATAATGATGAGATTATTATTTCTGATGAAGTAATTAGTTATATTAATGAAAATCATTGTAATAAAGAAGATGGTGTAAGAAATATGAAACGTTGTTTAGAAATTATATATACAAAACTAAACTTATATAGATTAATGAAACCAGGAACTAATCTATTTGAAGGTGAAATGTCATTAAAAGTTGAATTTCCGTTTGTCGTCACTAAAAATATTGTAGACAAATTAATTAAAAAAGAATCTGATGGACTAGAAACATGGAGATCATTATATGTTTAAACCATTTAAATACATTAAGATAATTAATAAATAATACGTAATTATGTCGTTAGAGTATTATTTATATTATAAAAAACATTATGAAACTATTATTAATAATATTAATGTTATTATTGATAGTTATCAACGAACAACAGTAAATTTATGTAATGAATTTGATTATGCAATTAAATCCAATAAAGATAATGATTTTGATATATTAGAAAAAGAAATTTTTTTTTATATTGAAGAAAAAAAACGAATTAATGAATTATTAAAAGAATGTAAAAAAAATGTAAATGAATTATGTTGTCACGAAATAGAAGAAGATATTATTGAGTTTGGTCCAGAGGATTGTAAACTTATAAAATACTGTAGAATCTGTGAGATAACATTTTAATAAATACACTACATAAATGTAGGTAAAAACGCAGTTTTTCGGAAAAATGCCTCAAAAAAGTTCACTCCATATGTAGGGGAAAGAAATCCTTTGTTTTTCATAAAGTATTTTGGTTTTTTTATTTTTGGACATTTATTTTTGTCCATTTTTCGAAAAACCAAAATACTTTATGAAAAAGGAATGGATTCGCTGCATAATTGAAAATTATGGTGTTGTTACAAAAAAAATAA